ACAGCTTCGCGCATTGCCGATGCGACGGCTCGCACCAAGACGGGGTGGGGGGCAAGTCGGGCTAACTACATGGCCGAGCTGCTGACTGAACGTCTGACTGGGCAACCCTATCCCCGATACAGCAATGCCGCCATGGAATGGGGCACGCAGACTGAACCGGAAGCCCGCACTGTTTATGAGTTTGAGACTAACGGAACGGTGGAGGAGGTTGGGTTTGTCCCGCATCCGGAGATTGCCATGTCGGGAGCCTCGCCCGATGGTTTGGTTGGTGACAAGGGGTTAGTCGAGTTTAAGTGCCCTAACACGGCCACGCACTTGGCTACCCTGCTGCTGGGGGATAACGAACACAATGAAGTTGATGGGGGGTATGTCAAACAAATGCAGTGGCAAATGTCTTGTACCGGCCGGCAATGGTGCGATTGGGTAAGCTACGATCCGCGTTTACCGGTATCGATGCGGATAGTTATCATTCGTGTGCCGCGCGATAACAAGATGATCGCCAAGCTTGAGACTGAAGCCACGGAGTTCCTTGCTGAATTGGCCGCTAAGGAAACCCAGCTACTGGATAAATATGTTAGGGGGAAGTCCACTGACGGTTTGATGGAACAATTGCGGCAATCGGCGGCCATGGCATGAGGAACATCACCGACGAGGATGTTGAGGCGGCGTTTGATTGGCTGCGCGAGAATGCGGCGGCGGCGGCCAAGGCCAAGGCTGAGCGGGTATATTTGGAAGAGTATCGCAAGTCTCTAAAATCCATCATCATGCGGGAATGTAACGTCAATATTCCGGTATCGGCTCAGGAGCGGAATGCTTATGCCGATCCTCGTTATATCGAGCATTTGAAGGCGCTTAAGGAAGCGGTGTTCCAAGACGAGAAGATAAGGTTTTTGCGCGAGGCAGCATTGGCTAAAATAGACGCCTGGAGGAGCGCCTCGGCTAATGAAAGGGTACGGGTATGAGGTCGGTTCCCGAATGGGTTGCGCGTAACCACGATCAAGTGGTTCCCGGCCGGGTTCAATTGCGGGTTTGGAATCGTTGCGGCGGCCAATGCGGGGAATGCAGCCGCAAGATTGGGGCGGGGGAGGATTGGGACATCGATCATGAACGGCCCCTAGCGCTTGGTGGCGAGCACAGGGAAGCGAATTTACGAATCGTGCATGTCTGGTGCCACCGCTCGAAAACCCGCATGGAGCAGGCTCGCAAGGCCAAAGCAGACCGTGTGGCTAAAAAGCATCACGGGATGAGGAAGCGGCGGTCCTTTCGGGCTTGGCGCAATTTCAAAGGAGAGGTGGTTTATGCGGACGATTGATGCAAGCAACTCTATCCCGGCTTCTCGGCAATTGCTGAACATTACAAAAGGTGCTCTTGACGATTGCGAGAAGGAATGTGCTCGCCTTCTCGCCCTGAACGCCGAGCTGGTGGCGGCATTGACAGAGATTAGCCAGATGAAAACCGAGGATTTGGCTATTGCCGATGGTCACCAATACGACAATCTCGCCGCATGGGCCGCAGCGGCCGCCGTCGCCAAGGCAAAGGGTTTGTAATTCCCCGGCGTGGCGGGGCCCCAATGCTCCGGGGGAAGCCACGACAGAGTCCAGCGGGAGGTGACTTTGTTTCGGAAACAACACCCGCAGCGGCGGCGCTCGTCATCCTCGAGTGGCCGCCGCAACTTTGTGATGTCGTCACAAAATGTCTGATTGTTTGATATGACTGTTGACAGAGTAGGGTTCACGGCCCTATAGTGTATTCATCAGAACGGGAGATGTGAGGACAAGCAAATGCATCTATTCCCAAAACAGCAAGCGCAGCAATTCGCATCCCGAGACAAGGATTGGCGTATCCTACGCTCTAAAGCACATCCCGAACTATACATGGTCTGGTCTAAACGATCGGACCACTACGTAGAGTTCGATAGCCTAGACGGTTGGATTGACCGTCTTGAGGACGATAACGAGCAAGCCGGTAAGGAAGCTTATAGCGGCACTCGTAAGATCTAATCTGAAACCAAAGCCCGGTTGGCGCCGGGCTTGTACTGAGGAGAGGGTCGCAAATAACCCCCACCCAACAGGAGATGGATATGACTAACGCAATGGAGTTCCACCGATTTCACCAGACGCTGGACAGCCTCACCGCAGAATATCAATTGTGGCTAACCAATGAGGGTTTGCCCCAGCTTAGTGCAGACGAGCTGCTTTGGGAGGATTTGACCCCCAAGCAACGCAAGTACGTTCGCAATTTCCTTCAATCGTGGGAAGCAATCGAAACAGAGGGCCGCTTCCGCCTCGTTACCCAGACGAAGGAACAAAGGGCCGCCGAAGCTGCATGGTTCTTCAGCAAATGAGTCCGGCTGTATTTCGTTCAACTCTAGCTGCCCTTGGCCTTAGCCAGCGAGGGGCGGCTAGGGCGTGGGGGGTTAACGAGCGCACTGTTCGCGATTGGGCAGACATGAGAGGGAAGGGTCCACCGCCACCCGTGCCAGCACTATTGTGTGAGATCCTCCTACGGGAGTTCCCTTCGGGGCATCAAATGCTGGTCGACCGTATGGCCAATACGAATAAACGTGATGCCATCACAAAATGTACGATTGAATGAATTAGCTATAGACAGATAGGCGGTAATACCCTAGAGTACATTCATCGAAACAGAGGGGAACGACAATGTCAGGCAGCACAGCAGATCGTAATCGGGCGCTAAAAAAGGTGTTAGAGACTGCATTCGGTCAGGGTAAGGTAAGCGTCCGTGGTTCTCGAGGCACGGCATATGGTTGGGTAAGGTGCCATATTGCGTATGCGCCACGAAACCAGCGTGAGTCTCAGGACTTACGTGCCAAGGTCATGCAACTTATTAACGTGGCCAAGGTCGAAATCGGAACCTATGGGTACGATGATCCGGGTTCCGACTATGGCTACGGTAATAAAATCAACATCAACTTTGATCCTTGCCGCGAACAAGCGGATCCGTGGGGCGAAAACGCTTGGCGGCAGCATCTGAGCGCAGAGCAGTGGGATGCTATCCAAGCGCAGGAAACCGTATTAAGGGCGGTGGAAAATGAGGGAGGTGTTGCGTAACTGCAACACTTTCCATCTATTGTTGCGTAGATAGCTGTCAGGGTGGTAAAGTTTAAGCCAATCATGGCAGACACCCTCGATATCAATCGCCCAAAACAGAACACCAAGACGCAAGTACGTCGTGCCGGCAAGGCCAAGCTGGCACTTATGTTAGAAGCTACAAGGGGCCTTGATATCAGTAAGTTAGCCGTCGATCATTTGGTCGATGTGCTAGAGTTCTATGCTCGAATGTGCAGCGCTGATCCGTCAAATATGGGCCAGTGGATGGACAAGCGGGCCGCGGTAGCTGCAAGGCTCGCGCCGTATCAATCACCCACATTTCAGGCTATTTCCGTAACGGGAAACCAGCAAGATCAGGCTAAGCTCGCCCAAATGAGCGATGCTGAGCTAGCTATGGCGCTGAAAGAGCGTGCCGAGAGCCTTGGAATGCAGGTCAAGATACGGTCAACGCTGGAGTATCGGGCGAAACACTTTGAGCGGACTATTGACGAAGACATCATAAACGGCCCGCAGCAAGGCGAGGACGATCCTACTATAGGCTGATATTGGCCGCCTGGAATCAGGCTATGGGCTTATTGCAGCGGAGAATGGGGGCGTTACGGTTGACACTCGTCCCAAACTGTCCCAAACTGTCCCATGTCTAAATACGATGATTTGAGAAAGCAGCGAGAGGCATGGATAGAGTCGCGGGTTATCACGCCGTCGCGATCTGTGGCGAATGCGGCGGGCAAATCTTCAAAGTCTTTATCGGCGACGGCCGGTCAGGCATCGCCTACCAGTGTCAAATCTGTGATTCCCTCGACAAAGGCAGGTGGTCGTCCATTGGACAGCCAGAGGCACCTAAGCTTGACGGCAACGCAGCCATGGAAGGCGCTGGGGATGTCTCGCACGACATGGTATCGCCGAAAACAGGAGTGCATCGGTTAGTGTATATGCGAGAGTATATGCGCAAGCGTCGTGCTAAGGCCAAGCAGTCTGTAGTAGAAAGAAAAGCGTGTCCCATCTGTGGGGGCGAGGTAGATAGTGGCGGGATGGCCTATGGCTGCACTGGAGGGTGCCAGAAATGACGGTTGAGCTACCCCGGCGCTACCCGATACGGACACGGGCAATGCTAAGCCGTTGGAATGATTGGGCGTTGTTCTCTAGTTCCCGTGATATGATCTCAGGACACTGTGCGGCAAGAGCGGCTCGGCTGGACTTCGTGGGGAAATGAAACCGATAAGTTTAAGGTGGCGGCAGGATGAATGCTTGCGGGCCGTTTATCGGTATATTCAAATGAACACGCTGGCGATTGCGATTATGGTGGTATTAGCGGCGGCGGCCGTTGTGGTGTGGCTGATGTGGGTTAGCTGGCATCCGTGACCATGAACATTCAGATTGATACCCAAGCCCTCATTGACGAGTGTGATCGCCGCAAGGCCATCGAGCTGCAGTCCCAATACGGTTGGTACGACGAGGCTGGGGTGCGGCAGGGCGGGCTGATAGCGTTCGTCCGCTACTTCTGGCCGGTGCTCGAGCCTGACGCGCCGTTTGTGGATGGGTGGCCGTTATGGGCGATGTGCGAGCATTTGGAGGCGATAACCAGAGGGGATATCACACGGTTGCTGGTTAATGTTCCGCCCGGCTTCATGAAGTCCATGCTGACGAACATATTCTGGCCGTCATGGGAATGGGCGATAGGGCACAGTTCCTATCGATATGTATGCTTTAGCTATTCGGCCTCGCTGACGGAACGCGACAATGACAAGTTTCGGGTGCTGGTGGCGTCGGAGAAGTATCAGGCGTTATACGGTCCAGTTCGCATTGAGGCTGAGAAGGCCATTACGCTTGAAAACAAGACGATAACGAAGGTGAAGAATGTCAGGACGGGATGGAAGCTGGCGTCATCGGTCGGTGGAGTGGGTACCGGTGAACGTGGGGACAGGGTCATCATCGATGACCCTCATAACGTCGTGGAATCCGAGTCGGAAATCGTTAGAGGTGAGACTATCCGATGGTTCCGGGAGTCGGTCAGTTCCCGACTCAATAATCTTGACACTGGGGCCATTGTTGTCATCGGACAGCGTGTTCACCAGTATGACGTATCTGGCATTATCCAATCTCAGGATTTCGACTACGAGCACTTGATGATCCCGTGGGAACTGGATCGTGAGCGGGTGGTGGACGAGGACGGCAAGCCGTTTGAGACGGCGATAGGCTGGTATGATCCGCGATTGGATGACGAGGGCGGAGAAGGGGAACCGGCATGGCTGGACAGGTTCAGCTCAAGGGCGATGGATCGGACGCGGCTGGAGATCGGGCCGTACGCGTGGGCGGCTCAATACCAGCAATCGCCTGCGCCGCGTGGTGGCGGATTATTCAAGCGTCATTGGTGGAAGCCGTGGGAGAGCCCGGACGGGCGCTATCCCCTTTTCGATTATGTGATTGCGAGCCTGGACGTTGCTGTAACCGAGAAGGCGGAGAATAATCCGTCTGGGTTCACGGTGTGGGGGATATTCCAGCCGGAGGACAGCGACAATCCCGCCATCATGCTGATTGATGCCTGGCGCAAGCGATTGAACATGCACGGCGATCCGGCACCACGGATTATCTCGGAAATCCCGCAGATAGGGGATGATCGGCAGACGGTGATCAATCGCAACGTGGCTTGGCGGCGGCGGACGTGTGAGGGATGGGGGCTGGTGGAGTGGGTAGCGTATACGTGCCGGGTACGGTGTGCGGATTTACTGTTGATTGAATGCGAGAAGGGCGGCATTGTCGCGGCTCAGGAAATGCAGCGGCTTTACGGTGGGGAGAATTGGTCGGTGCATTTGCAGCCGGTGAAGGGTGACAAGCACGCGCGAGCACTGGCCGTGGTTCCGACATTTTCGCAGGGCAAGGTATATGCGCCGGACAAGGATTGGGCCGAGATGGTGATTGACGAGATGGAAGCATTTCCGAAGCATCGCTATGATGACCTGACGGACTCGACAACGCAGGCGATACGGTATTTCCGGGATGCCGGGTTGGCGCGGACGGACGAAGAGATTCAGGCGGAGGCGTTTGAGCGGGTACGGCACAAGCCGCCATTGAAACCTCTGTACCCGATATAGTGTTATAATATCAATGAGTTAGAGGGGCAAAATGCAGTTGAGGGCGATAATGGGTCCCTACGAGGCATCGCTGCGTCAGGCGGCGATTGAGCGGAGGCAGCGGCTGTTGTTTCCGAAGGACATTCGGAAAGATCCGGCGGTGAGAATCGAGACAATACGGGAAGCGATCAAGGGGCCTTATGAGACGGCGCAGCGATTGGCGGCGCTTGATCGACGGCAAGGGCGGCAAGTTGATCCGGCAAGATTTGAAGCGATAACGGAGATGGTGAAGTGCGCTATCCAGAATACGTCTTTAGTGCCATGCTTAGCATCTTCACCAGCGTCTTCGTCTGCATCCTTATCGTTGTCCACAAGTTCATCCACTAAGCCACGATTGACAATTCATGCCGTCAAGGCGCGGGTGGCGGCGGCCTTTGGGATATCCACGAAAAACAAGCGGATTTGGTTGCAGCGGCGCAGCGAGCGGATGTGCAGTCCCCGGAATGTTGCGATGGCGCTGGCTAGGGAGATGGTTCCGGATGCATCATTTACGAAAATAGCGCAAGCCTTTGGCGAGCGGTATCATACCATGGTTTTGCGGGCGTGCAGGTCGGTGGAAATACGGGCGGTGGCGGACGATGAGTTCAGTTCGATGCTGGGGGGATTGCGGACGATTCTGCGGGAGAATTTCGATAGTGGAGGCGGCGATGGCCAAGAGACGGACCAGTAAACGGCAACCTGGAGGCGGACGCAGGTCGGTAGGGCCGTATCGCGGGGTTCGGGAGACGATTACGCTTCGTATTACGGCGGACGTAGACGAAGGAATAAGAGAGCATGCGAAGGCAAGGGGATGGTCGATGGCGCAATCGGCCGAGCATTTGTTTCGTGAAGCACTGGGGTTGGATGTTTACGAACTCGTCCATCGGGAGGTAAAGAATGGCATCACCAATCATATTGAGTGCGAAGACGCTGAGTGAAGCGCAGCAGGCTTGCGTGGACTTGCTCAGGGAGGCTCTTGAGGAAGCCAAGAGCGGCCATGTCTATACCGTGGGTATTATTGCCTGCATGAAGACGGGATATGCCACGGTGATGGCGGGCCCGCATGCGGCGGACTTGAATCTGGGGTGTGATAGCCTGAAGAAGAAGATTCTGGAGGCCGTCGAGGAAGGGCACCGGAAGC